ATGAAGTAAAAAATGACATTGAAGTTACTGCAGTTGAACTTGATCCTGAATGTGCAAGGTTATATCAGGAAAGGTTTTCTAATGACAAAGTTATTATAGCAGACGCACATCAATATTTACTAGACCACTATAAAGAATATGATTTTATATGGAGCAGTCCACCATGCCCAACACATTCTAGATTACAAATATCATTAAAAACTAAAGTTAAAATGAAATATCCTGATATGAAATTATATCAAGAAATAATATTTTTAGACAAATTTTTTAATGGTAAATATTGTGTTGAAAACGTTATACCTTTTTATGAACCATTAATACCAGCAAAAAAAAGAGGAAGGCATTTATATTGGACAAATTTTAATTTACCTAATGTATTAAGTAATAAAAAAAACCCTGATTTTACACGATTAAAAAATCATATTAAAGTTATGTCTGATTATCATAACTACGATTTTAATAAATATAAAGGTAAACAATCTAAAAGTAAAATGGCAAATAATCTTGTTTATTTTGAAGACGGTAAAACAATATTTGAAACAGTATGTGGAATAGTGCGAAAAGAAAACGAAAAACAAACTGAATTATTTTGAAAGTAAGACCTAGATTTGGTAACGAGTTAAAAGAAAAGTTAAATGATTTTAGATGTCAGATAATAACACTTGACGAAATAATAAAATATCTAGAAAAGTATTACAAAAAAAAATATAGTGAAAACAATAAGTAAACTTAAAAAAGAACTTGACAAATGGTTTTCTTTATATATAAGACTTCGTAAAGCTACTGATACAGGACTTGTACAATGCTATACTTGTGGTAAGGTAGATCACTATAAAAAACTACAATGTGGACATTTTCAATCACGTAAATTTCTACCAACACGATTTAATGAGCAAAACTGTCAAGTTCAATGTGCTAAGTGTAATATATTTAGTCAGGGTGAACAATGGTTATTCGGTCTAAAATTAAATAAAGAATACGGTGTAGGTACTGCACAAGACTTAGAATTTTTAAGTAAAAGCACAGTTAAAATTACTAGAGTAGAATACAACGAAAACATTACTTATTACAAAACACTTGTTAAAAACTTAAAAAAAGAAAAAGGTTTAGATTAAAAAATAAAATTAAATTACAAACGTGAAACCTATATACGTCAATAAAGAACACGAAATAATAATTGAAAAGTATTTAGACACCGTATGTAGTTTTGCAGAACAATGTTCAAGTAAAAATAAATTTAATAATTATTTAGATGTTCTTGAACAAATTATTGAATATCACAACGAATATAAAATAGCAGCACACACAGGAAATTGGTCAGACTTTCTTTTAATTATACCGATCAATGTAACGACAATGACAAATGGTTTTTTTGCAGGTATTGAAAACAAAAGAAACTTAACACAGATAAGAACTTATCAAATGTTGCTATCAGAAATATTACAAGAAGTAGTAAATAAATTAGGTGACATTAAACCACGTAATGAATAAAATATATAAAATAGTAGGTGATTGTAGAAAACACTTTATAAAAATGTCTTACACATTTACAATAGACGAAAACGAAATAAACGAAGTAGTACAAGAACTTATGTTATACTTCTTACAAATGAATAAAGACACACTTAAAAATATATATGAAAAAGACGGTAAACAAGGTATTTTAAGATATGGTGCAGTAGCATTAAGAAGAAGTTTTAATAGTCCTAGAAGTCAATATTTTTATAAATTCAAAAAGTATTATACTAGACTAGACGATAATTGTAATATAACAAACAATTTAAATGAAAAATTAGAAAACATTCCTGCAGTAGAAGCACCTAAAAATTATATAAAGTTAGAACATATTGACACAGAACTAGACAATATGTATTGGTATGATCGTGAAATATTTAAATTATATTACTACGAAAATAATACGCTAGATAGTCTAGCAGAAAAGACAGGTATAAGTAGAAACAGTTTATACACTACAATAGACAAAGTAAGAAAAGAATTAAAATATATATTTGATGACTAAAAAAAGCAAAGGTCTAGGTGACACAATAAAAAAAATTACTTCAGCTACTAAAATAGATAAGCTAGCAAAAAAGATTGCTAAAGCAGTAGGCAAAGACGATTGTGGGTGTGACGAAAGACAAGATAAACTAAATAAAATGTTCCCTTATAAAACAGAACAACGAGAATATGACGAAAATTCACCTATGCACTTAAAACAAGAAATACTATGTGTATGGGAAAAAATAAAAGACGGTCAAGCACCTGACGTTGAAACGAAAAAAAGATTTGTTGAATTGTATAACACTATATATAAAACTAAATATAAACCCACAACTAATTGTGGTTCGTGTTTACATAATATGTGGAAAGGAATAAAATCACTTTACGAAAAATTAAATCAAAAAAAATGAAAAAATTAACACAAAAAGACAGAATAATAAGACACCTAAACGATAAAGGCAGTATAACTGCATTAGAAGCAATGAAAGAGTATGGTATAATGCGACTAACTTCTAGGATATGCGAACTTAAAGACGAAGGGTATAATATAAAAAGTGAGTTTGTCAGTTCTAAAAACAGATACAACGAACCTGTGTCATTTAGTAAATATTCTTTAGCATGAAAACATACAAAACCATTAAGTGGGTTTTAAAAAATCATATTAAAAACAATGTGCGAAGTTTGTGGACATGGCGAAAAGGAGAAGAAGAAGAATTTAAATGTATATATGAAAACTATAAAGGTGACGACAGGATTTATACAGTACATCAATTATTAAATAAATTAGAACAATGTTAATATTTTTTTTACTTATTATAGGAATTGCTTTTATACTTATTATTGGTGTATCTATTATTGAATTACTAATAACAAAAGAAGAAAACGAGAAACTTGCAGAAAGGACAGATAAAGTAGAGCCTAAGCACAAAACAATAACAGGTGCGTTGTATAGAGACAGAAAAGATGACAAAAAAAATACCTGATTATTACATAGGCAAAATACACGGCTACGAAGCACGAAAAATAATAGAAGACTATGAACTAAACTATAATATAGGCACGGCAGTAACTTACTTATTAAGAGCAAACAGAAAACACGAAACATCAAAAGAGTGTATAGAAAAAGCACGTGAACACTTACGGTTTGAACTAGAACGTTTAGAACTATATGACAAGAACACACCAACAAAATAAATACTATTGGAAATGTATAGTTAAACCCCTATGCGAACACACAGGGTATCATAAATACGAAATGCATGAACATTTAAAAGACATGTTTATACCTGATCGTACAAGCAATTTAACAACAGAAGACTTTACTTTATTTTGTGAAGAAGTACGTATTTGGGCACAAAATGACTTAGGTGTAATATTAATGCCACCAAACGAATTTGAGTAGTTTCTATTATATAAAAGGATCAGTTAACTAATTTAAACTAATTATATGGACGGAAGAAAAAACAATAAAGGTACAAAAGGTAACAAAGGTGGTAGACCTTCAAAAGCTGAAGAACAAAAGTTAATAGAAAAACTAACACCTTTTAATGACTTAGCACTAAAAGCATTAAAAGAAAGTTTAGAGAATAAAGAACAATGGTCAGTAAAATTATACTTTGAATACTTTTACGGTAAACCACAACAAAGAGTAGACGTAACTACAAATGACGATAGTTTGCACTTGCCGTTAATAAATTTTGTAGACTCTGGAACTGAACAATAAATATCAAAAACTATTTGAGTCAGACTGTAGGTATTATATTATAACAGGTGGGCGTGGTTCAGGTAAGTCTTTTGCAGTAACAGTATTTCTTACTTTACTAACTATGTCAAAAAACATAAGGGTATTGTTTACACGTTACACTATGGTTTCAGCACATTTATCAATCATACCTGAATTTTTAGAAAAAATTAGTTTACTAGGTTTTGAGAATATATTTGATATAAACAAGTCAGAGGTGGTAAACTTAGCAAACGGTAGTGACATACTTTTTAGAGGTATAAAAACGTCTGCAGGTAACCAAACTGCAAGTTTAAAAAGTTTACAAGGTATATCTTGTTGGGTGCTTGACGAAGCAGAAGAACTAATTGACGAAAGCACCTTTGACACTATAGATTTAAGTATACGAGAAAAGAAAGTACAAAACAGAATTATATTAGTATTAAACCCTGTTACAAAAGAACATTGGATATATAAACGATTTTTTGAAGAAAGAGGTGTACCACCTAGTTACAACGGTATAAAAGACAACGTTTGTTATATACACACAACTTATAAAGACAACAAACTAAACCTATCACAAAGTTTTTTAGATCGTATACAAGCTATACGAAAAAACAATATAAAGAAATACAATCATAATATATTAGGTGGGTGGTTAGACAAAGCAGAAGGTGTAGTATTTGAAAATTGGTCTATAGGTAAATTTAACCCTGATAACTTACAAACTTCTTGTGGTATGGACTTTGGCTTTTCTGTTGATCCTGACAGTTTAACTGAAGTAGCTATTGACAAGGCAAAGAACAAATTATATGTACATGAACACATATATAAGAACGGACTAAAAACACACGAACTTGCAAAGATTATACTTGACAGAGTAGGTAACAAACTTATTGTAGCAGATAGTGCAGAACCTAGACTAATAGAAGACCTAAGACACAAAGGCGTAAATATAAGACCTGTAAAAAAGGGTACTATAGAAAGTGGTGTAACACGTATGCAGGACTTTGAGTTGGTGGTAAGTCCTGAAAGTGTTAATATAGTAAAAGAACTAAACAACTATGTATACGCAGACAAAGGTTCTAAATTATACGTAGACAACTATAATCACGCAATAGACGGTATAAGGTACAACGTTATTTATCATTTAGACAACCCTAACGCAGGAAAATATTTTGTACAATAAGAAAAGGGTTGCAAAAAAGATTATAAAAATACACGCAACCCTTAGAGTTATTAGAAATAAGATCAACAAATATACATTTTTAAACTAAATAAACAAATTTTCTATTATATATTATGCAAATCAAAGTCAATAAAAACAAGAAACAATACAAATACAAAATTAAAAGTTGGTCAGATGTTACACTTGACAAGTGGGTAAAACTTGTAAAAGCAGAAAAATTAACAGAAACTAAAAGCACAAAAGAAATTATACACATAATGTCTGATATGCCAAAAGAGTTGATTGACTCTTTGTCACTTATAGACGTTACAATTATAATAAAAGCTATTAGTAACTTACAAAGTAAAAAAACAAGTCAATTCAAAAACATTATACAAGTAGGTAAACAAAAATATGGGTTTATACCAAATCTAGAAGAACTTACTTTAGGCGAATATGCAGACATTGAACACTTTATAAAACAAGGTATAGAGTCTAATATGCACAAAATAATGAGTGTATTATATAGACCTATCACAGAAACAGAAGGCGAATATTATTCTATTGAAGCATACGACAATACAAGTATGACGTTACGATCAAAGAAGTTTTTAGACATGAAAGCAGAACAAGTAGAAGGTGCATTAGTTTTTTTTTGGACTTTAGGCAAAGAACTATTGACAACTTTGCAGTTGTATTTGAGCAAAAAGTTAGAGAAGGCGAAGCAACAGTTGACGAAAGATTTGCAAACAAATGGGGTTGGTTTGGCGTGATGTATAGATTAACAAACGGTGAAATAGTAAATTTAGAAAGAATAACAAAATTAGGTTTATATGAATGTTTGACTTGGTTAAGTTATGAAACAGACTTAAACGAAACACAAAAAACAAATTATGGTACAAAACAAAACGTATAATAATTTAGTAGATACTTTAGTACAATTAGGTACTAATCATTTACAAATCAAAACAGTAAGCACAGGTGACGTGTTCGAATTAGATTTAGAAAAAAACACTTTATTCCCTCTACTACATATAAACCCCGTAAACGTTATTGCAAGTAAATCACAGTTTACATTTAATTTTCAAATATTTATTATGGACTTAGTAGAACCTGACGAAAGTAATGAACAAGAAGTATTAAGTGACTGTTTAAGTATATCTACAGACATTATAAGCACATTTAAACATGGGCAAAGTCTTAATCATTATTTAGCTACACACGGTGATACACCACAATATTTTGTTGATGACAATTTTACGCTAGAACCATTTACAGAGAGATTTGA